AAAAAGCAGGCGAAAGATCCAGCGTCGTATCCGACACACTGGCTGATCAGAAACATTCTGATGAAAGAGTTCAACATCATGGCGGTTAACCCGATGGGACCGAAAACGAAGGCGTACACGATCGCGCAGCAGGAAGAAGCTGTGCTGGCAAACCTCGACGCCTATGACAGCATCGACGATTCACGATGAGGATCAGGAAGAAAATGATGGAAGAGATCACGTGGGTCAACGGAAGCGATCTTTCGGCTGGCCCTTGGCGCGCAACATATCTCTTGAAGCCCGACCTCGAGGTGCTCGCAAGGTCAATGGCTGATTACGGATGGCTTCAGCCGATTCTGGTTCAGAGGGGGACGAACAGAATCATCGACGGTCACCTTCGGTGGGAGATTGCCGGGTCGTCGAAGTCGGTAAAGAAGGTTGTCGGCTCAGAAGTCCCCGTGATATATCAGGACTGCTCTGACCTTGACGCGGCATTCATGCACGTCAGGATGAACCGAGCCAAAGGGGTGAGCCTCCCAAAGCAGGTTTCGCGAACCGTTCGAGACATCATTATTTCGAAAAAATTGGACCAGCAGACGGTCAAGAAAAAACTTGCAATGACCAATGACGAGCTGGAAGTTATGGTCGACGGAACACTTCTCAGACATAGAAATATAAAAGATCATAAGTATTCGCAAGCATGGGTTCCCGTTGAAGCGCCAGCGTCTGAAGATGTTTCACTATCAATAGAACGTCCACCGAACCTAGACCGATAATCGCCGATGGTATGATTGGTTGGTTACGGAGGACCGATGCCCAGCCCAATTTTCCCACCCGACACCCCGCGTGAAGAGACCGTTGCGCGCCCAGCTTGGTGGCGTCGCGCTGTCGCGACCCTGCTCCGCGGGATCGGAAGCAGGACGGTTGGCAGCGAACGCAACCCGAGAGGCGCGGTCCGAGACCTTCTCCCGCGCGCTCTTGGTGGCGGCGGACGAGGCGGGGACCAAATCCCTGCGCGCTGAACCAGTTTGGTAAAGTTCTCCCCGAACTCGGAGAACTAAATGCCTCGTAAACTGAAAATTGGTTTTGCCTCCACGGACTGGTCGCGCTCACTTCAAGATTCGTACGGGCCTGTGCCCGGTGGCGCTAACTACGTGCGCCTTCAGCAGATGCGCCCACATCTTCGGCACGCCTCCGTTACTGGGCTACTCCTGCATCATCCGCAAAAAGGGTTCGGTGTTCTGGACTGGGGAGAGCGACCCCACTACGACCTCGACATCATTGTTCTGCAACGTGGAATGTTCCGCGATCTCGTTGGAAAAATGGCTGACCGAACAGGTGGCCCGCCGATCATCAACGATATCGACGACTGGTACTGGGGTCTGCATGAAGACAACCACGCTTACAAGCTGACCCACCCTGACCATAACGACGACGAAAACATCGACAATTACCGGCACATCATTCAAATGTCAGATGCAGTGACGGTGTCTACGCCGTTTCTTGAAGACAAAATGCGTGACGAGTTTGGGATCAAAAACGTCTACAAGATCGACAACTGTGTTGATGTCGACTCGTTCCGTAAGCGTCATCCCCGACCGAAGAAAACCATTGTCGGGTGGGTCGGGTCAACGAGCCACAGGTCGGGCGACCTCGAAACGGTAGCGTCATTCATCAACAATCAGAAGTGGCGACTTCACCACTCTGGACACATCGACGGTGCCGCGTGGTTTGCCGACAAGGTTGGTGCGCCACGAGAAAAAGTCACTAAAACACCGATGTATCCGCCGCGCCAATACTGTCAGCTTTCTTTTCAGTTCGACATCGGTATTGCCCCACTCAACGACATCCCGTTCAACCATGCGAAATCGTGGATCAAAGCCATCGAGTACGCCGCCGCGGGTGTTCCGTTCGTCGCAACTGACATCAGCGAGTACCGTCGCCTTTATGACGAATACGGGATTGGTCGGCTGGCGACTACCGACGAGGAATGGGTAGCACACATCACTGAGCTGCTCGATCCGAATGTCAGGTCGCGGGAGTCAAAGAGGCAGCGTGAGATCGTCAAGGAGAATCTCGACGTTCACAATATGGCGAAACGTTGGGAAGAAGTTTTCGACGATTTGATGTAGGTGGCTGTCGAGCGCCGACAAATAAACTAAAATTGGTCGCAGGTCCGTCGATTTCTCCTGCGAGGTAACCATGCTTGTAACGCAGACCGAACTTGAGCGTTACATGGACATCAAGTTCAACAACCGCCAGTCCCACGCAGCCGGCTACGTCCTTGAGGGTCTTCAAAGCGAACTCGAGTCATACATCAGGCGTCCGGTCGAGGTCGACACATACAGCGAGGTTCATAAGGTCGACTACCTCAATGTTGGCGTCCCCAACTCGTCATTCTTTTACGACTATTCGCTGGACACCACGGGAAACGTTCTGAGCTGGCTCCAGCCGCCGTACACGCTTTATCTTAAAAACTCTCCGGTTATCTCGGTCTCGACGTTGACTGCGACTGGCCCGCAGCCGGGTGCTGCCGCGCAATCGCTGACCGAAGGAACTGACTTCATCGTTCAGAAGTACGGAGTCGACGTGTACCGCACTTTCGCGAACGACACACTGAACATCACCTACACGGCCGGCATGGACGGAACAACCATTCCTTACTTCAAGCTCCTCATCCTGCGGGCCGCATCACGCGAAATGCAAAACATGCACGACGACGTGGTCGGTATTAAAGATTTGGAGACCCGCAACGTCGGCCCAGTCACTACCGGATTCACGCCCGAGGAAATTCAGTCGCTCCGGAAGTATCGACGAATCAGGATCTCCTAATGATCAAGGCCAGCGTAGATGTCGATGGCATCCCGAAGGTTCAGGCTCGCATGACCGCGATGCAGGCGCGGGGACTGACGTTCCAGCCGGTGTTCTCCCGCGCGCGAGATCAGCTTGAACGAGCCAACCGAGCCAACTTCGCATCCAGCGGTTTTCTCGTTGGCGGGTGGCAGCGCAGAAAGGACGCGTACTCGTGGCCATTGATGCGGAGGACGGGTCGCCTGTTCAACAGTTTGGCGAACCTGCGCGGCCCAGCCAACGTGATCACCCCCAAGTATGCACAGTTCGGCACCAATGTCGATTACGCGAAGTTCCACCAGTACGGCACAAGGGATATGCCGAAGCGCGCGATCCTCTTCAACCCGCGAAGGTTCGGTGAAGAGGTCGCATCAGATGCCGCCAGCTGGGTCGTGAGGGGTGACTTCTTGTGACGATGCAGGGCGCATACAACGCGAAAAACTTCGTCAACGATTATCTGCGGGAGGAAATCCCGACAAGAATTTTGTCGTACCGGAACGCGTGGAACCTTGACGACGAGAACTTGCCAGAGCCGGAGAAGTATTTGGTTTACGAGCCGGTTGCCATCGACCGCTGGCCGACGCTCATCACGGTCGCAGTTTCGATGAACGGCCTCACCCGTGCGGATCTGACGTCGACCATGGATCCGATGTATCACGTTGAGTACTCGATGCGAACATACATCTGGGTGAAGGACGACGATTCTGAGCAATGCACCGCTAAGCGCGACCGGTTGACGACTGTTGTGCGCTCGGCGATTTTGGATGATCCGTGCCTCAACCTGTATGCACAGCCGAACAACCTCGTCGCCTACATCGACGAAGCTCAGCTCCGCGAGGAATACTCTGACCTAACCCATCTAAAGGGCGAAAGAATGATGGCTGGCGCGTATTTGTCCTACAACCTTCGTGTAACCGAAGTTGTTTCTGTTGTCAATATTGCCGATTCAGCAGACCAAATTAACGCCGAAGTCAACCCGCTGGCGCCGCTTCTCAAAGATCTCTAAATGCCTTCCACTAGAAGTGGCATTTGATGAGACAGAATAGATACCGCGAGAGACCTTAGTTCCAAAGACGACGGAGCTTTTTAGGTATACTCGTATCAGTCACACGAGAACTCTCGCAAGAGCGCGGAGGGAATCCAAATGCCCGGTATCGTCGTAAACACTTCGGTTCGCTCAGGACCGTCCACCGTCAACCAGAACCCGACAGCAACGCTGTTCTTGGTTGGCCGCACGGAGCGTGGACCTGAAGGAACCGCCAAGCTGGTTGGCAGCCTTGCCGACTACGAGATCATCTATGGCGACTACATCGCCAGCGGTGCGGTCCACCAGCAGGTCCAGACCTTCTTCGAAGAGGGCGGAGCGCAGGTGTACGTCTCACGCGTCGTCGGCCCGAGCGCCACGTTCGGCGATCTTGACGTGACCGGCGGAACCGCTGGCACCGCGATGACCCTCACCGCCGTCGGTCAAGGCGCGTGGTCCTCGAACCTCGACGCCGAGGTCGTGACTCTCGGCTCCGGATTCAACGTCCGCTTCTACCTGAACGACGCTCTGGTCTACTCGACCGGCGAAGTTGCCAACACCGCTGCGGCCGTTCAGAAGATCAACTCTTCCTCAGTTGCCGCAAACTACGCCACCGCTGAGGATGGAGGCGACACGCTCGCCGTGTTCGTCAAGGCGGCCTTCAGTGCTGGTGACGCCGACGAAGGCAACATCACCGACGGTGATTACACCGGTGCTCTTCGCACCAACTTCACCGACGACCTCGGCCCGGGCGCTGTCGCAATTCCGCACGACGGAAGCTTCGCCGATGTCGGCCCGATCCACGAAGCCCTCATCGAGCACGCGGCGGGGAACAACCGGTTCGCTCTGCTCGCCGGCAACGAGGATGACACCACCACCGAGATCAAGGCTCATGGCTCGGCCGTCACTTCTGCTGACAATGCCGAGTACGGCGCCATGTTCTACCCGTGGGTCAAGATGGTCAACGAGTCCGGCACCACGATCAATATGTCGCCGGAAGGCTACGTCGCCGCGAAGCGGGCTCAGGCCCACAACAGCATCGGATCGTGGGCGGCTTACGCCGGCTCGGTCTCCGAGTCCAAGTTCATCACCGGCCTGTATACGCCGATCAACTCGGAAACCGGAGACGACCTCGACGACAACAAGATCAACGCCCTCCGCGTGATCAACGGTCGAGTCCGTGTCTACGGTGCTCGCACCCTTTCGTCTGACGAGGACAACTTCCGGTTCACCACCTCCCGCGAGATGCTGAACTACGTCGTTGACCGCGCGAAGACTGTCCTTGAGGACCTGATCTTCTCGCCGATCGACGGTCGTTCCTCGCTCTTCTCGAAGGTCGAGGCCCGTCTGGTCAACATGCTCGAGCCGATCCGCATCGCGGGTGGTCTCTACGAAGCGTTTGACTCCACCGGCCGCCGTATCGACTACGGCTACTCGGTGCAGGTCAACGACGCCATCAACCCGCTGACCCAGTTGGCCGGCGGTCTCGTGAAGGCGAAGGTCGGCATCCGCGTGTCGTCCACCAGCGACCAGATTCAGGTCGATGTCACCAAGTCCAACCTCACCGCATCGGTAGTCTGAGGGAGCTAAAAAATGAAACTTGCACAGAGGCAGATTGTTGCTTCCATCACCCCGTCTTCGACGGGAAACGTTGAGACTCCCCCCTCGGTGGGTAACGACGGCAACTTCCAGTACTTTGCTCAGGTGTCCGGTGGTGAGGTCACGGCTTCGGTCGAGAAGATCTACATCGGTGGCAAGCTGTTCCCTGAGGTGCTGTGCGCTCCTGCGGAGATCGGTGACATCACTCTTACCCGCCACTACGACCGCGACGTCGATGGTGACTTCCTGAAGGCTGCCCGGCAGCTGGTTGGTCGCGCCTACTACGACATCACTGTCGAGGAGTTCAACTGCGACATTAAGAACCCGCAGGGCACCCGGAAGTATCCGCTGTGTCTGCTGGTTGGTCTGACTGAGCCTGAGGGTGACGCGGCGTCTGGTGCGCCGGCGACTTACGCTCTCACGTTCAGCGTTCAGACCGTCGCCTGACGCTAAAACTCACTTTACTTTCAGTAAGAGGGGTGCCGCTGGCGCCCCTTTTGCTGTGTTAGGGTTCTCGCCATGAGCGATGAACTTTTCGAAGACACCACCAGCGCGCAGGAAGAAGCGCCTAAGTCGGCACCTAGGGTGAAAACTTCCAAGGATGCTCCTCCGAGTGTTCTGGATCAGCTGAAAGAAACGTTGTCACGCAAAGTGCAGCGTTCGGCGGTTTTTATTGAGGTTCCCGAGCGTCCGGGGATCAAAATCCAGATTTCGCCGAATATCACCCAGCACCAGATGCGTTCTTGGCGTAAGCAGTCCGGTGAGGACACCAAGAATGGCATGGATGCGACGCGGTTTGCCTGCACCGTTGTGGGTCAGACGACGATCGGTATTTTCGTCAATGATGAGCAGGCCGTCGATGATGACGGGACGCCTTTCACGTTTGGATCGGACGAGATCCTGAAGATGACTGGCACCACCCGGCCTATCCCGGACTGCGTTCAGGCGTTCTTCGGT